TGGATATAACCTCGGCCTTTAAACTTTTCACCATCACCTTTAACGGTGTTGCCTAGTATCTTTGCTTTGCGTTTATTTTTTTCGTAACGATTAATAAAGTATTCGGGTGTTCCTCGTTCTACCATACTAGTAAAGTTACGAGTTTCATGAGACATTTGTGAAACAAAATGCTGTAACTCTGCACCTAATATACCAGCTTTAGTGGCATGTTGTACTAAGTAATTTTTTAATTCTTCTGGAGTACTTGGAGTTCTTGCTTGTTGTACTGGTGGTTGTACTGGTGGTTGTACATTAGGTTGTGCTTGTGGTAAAACTTTTTGTATGCTCTGAGTAGGTTGGGCGCCAGGAGTTATATCATAAGTTACATCTTTGTTCTTAGAACCAAAACCGCCTAAAGCTAATCCACCTGCAACACCTAGTGCAGCCAGTCCACTTTTCCAACCTTCGTCTAGGTCAGCTTCTGTAATAAACTCTGAGGCTCTCATTTTTTAGGATGCCTACCGCCGCACTTTGGACAAGGGTCTTCTAGGTACATTTTATTCTCCATGTATTATTTATAGTCAACAAAAAGCCCCTTGCGGGGCCTTTTTAACCAATTTTGATATTATGTACCAATCCTGGACTAAAGAAATCTTTAAACTTGTCATATACTACATCTGTTTTGCGTTTGAATTCCGCTTGATCAGATTCTGATAACTTAATAACTTCTTTACCTTCTGATTGAAGTTTAGCGATAGCTTCGTCTCCATCGCGAATACTTTCAACACGCTCTGCTCTACCAGCTTTAACGGCCGCAATCTTAATGATTTCTTGAATTTCAGAATCTAAACTATTCCAAAAACTGTCAGTAATGATAATACTAGTTAAAAACAAACTATGCTGAGTGTCTATAACTGCTGTACTAACTTCGTGTTGTTGTAAAGGATATATTCTTGGATATGCGCTTTCTCCACCAACAATTACACCTGCTTCTACACCGGCATTAATTTCTTCCAATTCCATAGCAACAGGGGTTGCACCAATAGCTTTAAATGTTTCTATAGCCATAGGATTCTTATTTGAACGGATAGGTGTACCTACAAAATCTGCTAAAGTACGAATTTTTTTGTTACTTGGAATACAACGGAAACCGCCAGAATATGTAAATGCTAAACCACGAATATTACTTTTATCTTTAATGCTATGTAGTAATTGTTCTCCAATAGGGCCTTCTAATACTCTGGTTGCATGATCGTGATTAGTAAACAAAAATGGCATATCTAAAACATGCATATCGTTACTGTATTTTTCTGCTAGCCAAGTAGTATACATTTGGCTCATTTCTATTTTACCAGCATCCATTAAAGACATAAGGTCATGCTTAGTTACTTCCACTCCTGAATTATAACGATCAGAATATTCTGAAGTAGTCATAATTTCAATTTCTATTTTTTGTTTATGCTGCTGTGCATTTACTTCGCGCTCAAAATCTTTAGCTGCACGAATAAACAAACTTAGTGGTTCGTGTGCAATAACCCAACGAATTTTAGTAACTTTAGACATATAATGTCTCCTTTAATATAAAGTATTTATTATTGATCTGATACTTTTTTCCAGAGTTTTACTTGTCCCGTGAACCAATCTTCTAAATTACTTGTGTTATTCCGTGGTTCACATTTATCTGCTGAATATGCTTTAATTACTATGGGGTTCCAGGATGCTTGTTTTAAAATTTCTTGCCATTCTTTGTAAAGTTCCTGAGATATATTTTTAGGAACCAATAATGAAAAATTGTTTATGATTTCTCTAGTTTCTGGTGTACCAAAAATTTGATACCCAGGATAACTTGTGCCACCTGTAATACCAATAACATACAATTTTTTAGTGTTTACATACTGATCAATTCCGCTTACAAAGCCCACAAGCATATCGACCCGATTCCCTAAAACATCATTCATAATGTCCAAAGTTGTTTTATAAGGCACAGGCTCTATTTGATCATACTGCTTTTTAAGCTGTAATGCTAAGAGATTTGTGGTTGTTCCGGTGCCACTTACTCCAATGGTAATCCTTTGGTTGCGAGGTAATTCTTTTATATTTTTATATTTAGAACTTGCTACAACAAATGGTGCTGAACATTGTGTCATTAGTGGTTTAAATTGATTTATATCATGGCTTTCTGCAGGATAAAAGTTAGGTCTAACGAAAAAAGCAGCAGTGGCGCTCATAATGGTATTAGGTTGACTTAAAACATAATTGGCTGCTATGCTGCTACCAGCACCGGGTTTTGGCTCAAATATAAATTTATATTTGGTTTGGATTTGATTTGCTGCTTCTACTAGTGTTCTGCTATAATTTGCATCAGCATCGCCAGCACCAAATGGCCAAACAATGGTTACATTCTGAGCAAAACATACTTTGGATATTAAAAGTAATAATAGGAATTTTTTCATACAATTATTTAAGGCAATGAAAATGAACTCAACAAAAAACCCCTTGCGGGGTTTTTTGACCTTCCCATCCCTGGGTAATATTCTCGGATTAGGAGAATGCTAGGTTTTGTACGTCGATCTCACCAACATAATCTCCAGCATTGCCAAGAGATGATGCAGTGTTAGTTAACTCAATGTAACCATATCTGGTCATAAAGCCAACTACTGGTTCGAAGGTTGTTGGATCCAGAACAACACCGCTGCTCATCAATGGGATGTATGGGCAGTAGAATGCTGCTGCATCTGCTTCGCTTGAACCTTTGTAACCAACTAGTACTGCTTTGTCGTCGGCAGCGTAGCTGTCAACGTAAACACGCATTGCACCGTTTAGTGTACCAACAAACTTAGTGTTTGTTGGAGCCTCGAAAGTACCTTCAGTGGTACGAGCGAATGCTGAGGTGGTTGCGCTCTGCAGAACAGTCAATGCTGCTGAGCTAACAACAGCCCAGTTACCAGCGCCACGACGAGTACGCTGAGCAATCTTGTTTGCAGTACGGTTGATTAGAACTGCCAATGCGGCATGCTCATCACCAACGAATGTAGCGGTACCAGAAACTGCTGATTGGTCGTAGGTGAACTCGGTTGCTGCTAGACTACGCAGGCTACCTAGAACTTCCTGATCGATTTCAGCGGTAATTTCTTGTGCTAGTGCTGCCATGATTTCGGCTTCAACATCAAGGCCGTGCATAGCTTGTGCATCCTGAGCAGCTTCGAAGGTCCAGCGAGCTGATAGCTTGCGGGTCTTAGCTTCTACAACTTGCTTTAGGATTTGTACATTGATCTTACGACCTGGTGTACCTTCTAGTGAAGCTGTGCTGCTTGCGCGGCCGCTTGTGCTGTCACCAGAATAAGCAATAGCAATCTTGAATGGGCTTAGTGCTTCGTCACCGGCTGTAGTGTCGGTATCGTAACCACTGGTATCATTCATTGTTTCTGCATAACGAACACGCAGAGTGTGGATCTGTGCAACAGGTCCGGTCATTGGCTGAACGCCAACGATCTCGTTAGCAATAACTGTTGGCATTACACGGCGGATTACTGGAAGAATAACGCGGTTTAAGCTAGCAACGTTGCCTGCGGCTGTTGCACCAGCTGATGCGGTTTCTACCAAGTGCTTCTTGGTGTTTTCCAAAATTATTGCCATTGTTGTACGACGTGAACCATTAAGACCTTCTAACAGGGCTTCCTTGGTCTCGCCCCAACGGCTTTCAAGTAGTTGTTGTGTCATTTTATTACTATCTCCTTAGTTTTATTACTTAAGCCCTGCTAAACGTTTGATGTCCACGACATTATTGTCATTTATCTCAACCGCGGTTGCAGTTTTATCACCTGTATGTTCAACTCTGCTCTCTGCTAGTACAGACTTGCCTGAGGCAACCTGACTTGGCTTGGCATTGTTCAACACAGCTGGTAGATACTTGTCAAATGCAGACTTTAGCTTAGGGGTCTGCACGTTCTCTAAAAGCTCACGCATTAAATTAGCTTTGTCCTTGGTTAGTGTGGTGCAAAGTTCATCCACAGTCTTCTGACGACTTACGCTTTCGGTAATCATCTTGATTTCTGTGTTTTTGCTTTCTACTAACTTAGCTTTTTCTTCTGCTTCTGCTTTAGCTTCTGCAATTACCTTTTCCTTAGCTTCTAATACTGAGCGCAATTTCTTGATCTCGGCATTTTCGTTAAGGTGTGTAACTGCAAACTCTGAAGCAAATGCTTCGAAAATTCTACGGCCAAACATATTTTCACGAGCTTCTTTGATGTCAGTTTTGAACTGTTTGAGTTCAGCTTTGAGGTTGGTGGCAACTGATTCCTTAATCAATGCAGCACTACGCTTGATCATGTTCTTCTGAACACTCTCTAGTGTAGCTTGTGCATTAGCAAGCAGTTTAACTTTGGTTTCGGCCAATTCTTTCTTGTCCTGACCAAAGTCCTTGATTTCCTCAGCCAGTTGACGAATAACAAACTTGTTCAATTTTTCAATTGCTTCCATTTGTGTCTTACGATCTGATCTGAGTTCAACAATTTCTTCTGCTAGCTTGTTGGTTAGGAACTGGTTAAACTTGCGGCCGGTTTCAGAAACATGTTGCTTGAATGCAACACGGTCTTCAGCTAGCTTACGCTTTTCTTCCGCAAATTCTACTAGTTCTGCCTTAAGGCTTTCAGTGACCATTTTGTCCAAAGCTTCAACCATTACAGATTTATCATGTTCATAACGGCGAGCAAACTCTTCACGCAATTCAGCTTTCGCTGCATCACGAGCTTCACTTAGCTTAACTTCCCAGGCTTCCTGGATAGCACGCTTAGTGTCTTCGTTCACAATACCGCTATCGATTAATGGCTTGATAGCTTCTAACATTAAATGTTCTCCTTAAATTTTTAGATCTTTGATAAGTCTCAACACTGAGTCTTGCAAATATCTCTGTACCTTTGAATCGACGCTGGCTTGACCGGATTGCTCCTTTAAAACCTCGAGTACTCTGTGTCCGTTCTTCATGTTCAAAAGCCCTTCGTATATGGGCCTTGGAAATGCATTAGGGGCACTAGGTTGCGCCACTACATCTACCGTAATAATCTCAAAATCTGAAACTTCACCGGTGCCTTCATTTACATTACCGGATCCTCTGGAACTAACACCTAACTTTACACCACCTTCAAGCATGGTGCGAACTAGGTTACCCATAGGAGTTTTTAAAATTTTAAGTTTACCAAAACCGTTTGGACCGTCCATCCACATGTTATCAATCATGAGACAAACACGATCCAGGTTAATCTTTAGATCATCAGGATGGTCAACTTCACCTAAAACTGAATATCCTTTTTTGATCTGTTCGTTAATGGTATCGACTGCGATTTTTATCTGTCCAACAGGATATACTCGCTCGTTTTGATTACGCACGCCACCCTGAATACAGATGCCCTTTAAATAAAGATCCTTTCCTTCGCCAGTGCTCTCAGTTACGATCTGAGCCTGGTCAAAGGAAAGGGATTCTCTCAGTAATACAGTCATGCTACTGATTAGGACTCAATGCTTTTCTTGTTTACGCCACTTGGCTCTGAGCTAACAGGCTTCTTACTTGTGTTGTAAGTAGCGCCAGCTTTTGCACCTGGGACGTTCAAGAACTTACCACTGTGTGGTAAACCTTGTGCCTTGTCACTGCTTGGGGCACTTGTACCGTCTTGGTTCTGATTTCCACCCTTGCTCATTACAGCATTACCACCCATGTCGTTCTTACCAGCTACAGGTGATTTAGTGTTCTTCTCGCCTTGATTTTCACTTTTTGCACCGGTTCCAGCCATTTTACCTGATGGGTTTGACTGTCCAGTGTCAGCAACTTTCTCAACGTATTCACGAACGAAAGTGCCTTCCATTTCCATTCCTTCTTCCTCTTCTTCGCCTTCTTCTTCAGCGCCGAAGTTAGGATCCATACTGCCGTCATTGTGCTCTGGCTCACTTTCTTCGTCAGCCATTAGAGCATCAAACTCAGCTTTTAGTTCGTCTAGTGCGTCTTCTAGATCCATAACACGATCTTCTAGATCTTCACTTTCTTCACCTTCAGCATCGCCCATGTCGTCCATGTCGCCCATGTCGTCCATGTTGTCCATGTCACCAGTGTCGTCCATGTCTTGCATCATGTCGGTAACTTCATCTTCTGAAGCTTCTTCAACTGGTGCCATTTCTTCGTCAGCAGCAATACCGTCTGCCAACTCTTCATGGTCCATGTGCTCCATGCTTTCCCAGATTTCGCGGCTTGTTGCTACCACGATGTTATGAAATAGTTCTTTTGCTTTTTCAGTATCATCAGAAATGATGTACTCTACTAACTTCTCGTAATTCTTGTCCATGTAATATTTCCTTTCATATAGCATTGACTGTAATGATATTTACAGCGTAGTTAAAAAAACAAGCTCAAATGCCCGAATTTCAGAGCATTTTGAAAGGATTACATGCCTAGACCAGCACCACCTGCTGCGGCAGCAGTACCCATACCGTACTGCTTTTGTATGGTTTCCAACTTTTGTTTCATTTCGATCTTGCGCTGATCGTTCATGAGTCGGAGTTTGTTGATTTGTTCCAGAGTAAGACGAGTTTTACGAGTGTCAGAAATCTTTAACTGGCTATGATCGTCAGCCGCATCATAACGAGCATCATCTTTAACATCTTCAAAAAGGTCTTGTATGAACATAGTATAGTTATTTACACCAAAATGGCAATTATAGGCCTGGTGGTG